GTTTCGATCGGCCCGACGACGGCGTCGACCTTCGCGGCCGCGTCCGGCGGCAAGCCGGCGATCACGTCGCCGATGAGCCCGAAGATCCCCTGGACCAGGCCGACGGGAATCTTGATGAGCAGCAGGTTGCCGATGGCCAGCGCGAGCTGGTTGAGCGAGCCCGCAAAATTGGCGATCGAGCCGGCCAGCGGGCCAAGGCTGGCGACCTGGTCCTTGAAGGGTCCGGTGAGCGTGTCGAAAAACGCCACCAGGCCCGCCGCGAACTGATCGCCACCGGCGACGGTGCCCTGGGCCGTCGCCGCGCGCAGCCGCTCGACGGCCGCCGCGAAGGCGTCGATCGTGGCGCCGGGGTTGGCCAGCCTGGGCAGCAACTGCTCATCCAGGAAGGCGACGACCGGCTGCATTGAGGCGATGAGCGGCTGCATCTGCTTGCCAAAGCTGTCCAGCGCGTTGCTCAGATCGGTGCCGACGGCGGTGCCGAAATCGCGGATGTTTCCGATCAGGCCCGACAATTCTGGCGAGAAACGGCCGACGAGGCCCTGCGCCAGGTCGAGCGCGGATCCGAAGTCGCCCTGCAGCACGTCGTAGAAGATGGCCCGCAGCACGCCGAAAATCTGCTGTACCTGGCTGACCAGGTCGCCGAAGGTCTTGGCGACCTGATTGGTGAAGTCGCGGAAGCCAGGAATGATCGCGTCGATCTGGCTGATGAGGCCGTCGAGCGCCTCGCCGATGTGGCCGGCGAAAGCCGTCTGCAGGATGGCGCCCAGGTTCTCGAGGACTGGCCCAGCGCGGCTCAGGCCGCCGACATTGTTGGCCACGGCCGCCTCAAACGTTTTCCAGATGAGCGCGGCGGCGCCCATGACGACCACGATCGGCGCCAGCGCGGCACCCAGGCTGGCCAGTGCGGGGCCGACGGCGGCGATGACGGGGCCGAGCAGCGCGAAGGCGCCCAGGGCGACCAGCACAATCGAGGCGATGCCCGCGATATTGACGATCGACTCCTGCACCGACGGGTCGAGGTTGCGAAACCACTGCACGATGCCCGAGAGAAACTGCGCGAGCTGAGTGAGCCGCGGCAGCAGCACGTCGCCGATGGCGATGGCCAGCAGTTGAAACTGATTCCCCAGCGTGCCCCACTGGAAGGCAGCCGTTGCCTGGATGCGCGTAAAGGCCTCGTCGGTGATGCCCAGACTGTTGTGCATGTCCTCCAGGATCGAGCGGAAGTCCTCGGCGCCACGCCCGGCCAGCACAAAGGACGCCGCGCCGCCGCGGATATTCGGCACCAGTTTCAGCCACGTCGAAGTCTGCTGGTCCTGCGTCAGGCCGAGTTTGTTCATGGCGCCCGTCGCCAGGTCGAGCACCCCGGTCAGCCCGAGCGCGTGCAGACCCGTTGCGCTAAAGGCATTGACCAGATCGACGCCCGAGCGCTGGCTGAGATCCTCGAGCTCCTTTTTGGCCGCCTGCGACGGATTGATGAGGTGCACAATCTGATCTTTGACCTGGGTCGAGGCCGTGGCGGCGTCGAAACCGTGGCGTGTCATGGCAGCCATAGCCGCGGCCGCCTGGTCCAGCGGCACGCCGACAGCCGCGGCGAAGGCGGCGACCTGGCCGAAGCTATTCGAGAACTGCTCGAGCGTCAGGTTGCCCTCGGCTGAGGCGATGTGCAGCTCATCCATCGTTTTCGCCGCGTCGTTGCCGCTGAGGCCGAACTCGTGCAGCACGGCCGCCAGGACCTCGGCCGTGGCGGCGGTATTGCCGCCAGTGGAGACCGCCGAGCGCATCGCCGCCTCGAGGATCTGCGTGGATTGGGCCGCGTCGAAGCCGAAGTTGCTGACGTGCATAAAGCCGGTCGTCAGGTTTTCGAGGCTGACGGGCGCCTCGGCGCCGAGCCGCTGGACGGTGTCGCGCATGGCCTGCATACCCTCGTCGGTGAGCGTCGTGTTGTTGCGCACCTGGGTCAGCTGGGATTGAAAGTTCGCGGCGCTGCCCGCGGCGGCGGCCAGGCCGAGCCCCAGGCCGGCGCCGATGCCGACGAGCGCCTCGGCGGCTGGCACGGCGGAGCCGAATTCGGAGTTGAGTTTGTTCATCTGGCTGCTGAGCGCAGTCAGCCCGAGCACGGCGTTACTCACGTCGGCCGAGACCGAGATGAATAGCTCTGCTATCGGGGTCGCCATAGCTCCGCTATAGTGGCGCGGCTATGACAAAGGGCCTGCTCATCGGCGCCGCCGTCCTCGTCGTGATCCTGCTCGTGATCGTGCCCGGCCTGGCTGTGGCACTGCTGCACCTGGGCCAGGCAGTGCTCGGCCTGATCTGGGCCATCATCTCGCTACCTCTCCGGCTGATTGCTGCGCCCTTCACCCGAACCGGGACATAGACCGCGCCAGGCGTTGCGCGTGGGCTTTGTCCTCGGCGTCGCGCTGGGCCCGCTCGCGCTCCTGGGCCTCAATGCGATACAGCGCGCACCAGTGGATAAATTCACTCGCCGACATCCGTCGCAACAGCTCCGCCCGCGTCATCCCCAATTCGCGCGCCAAGTGAAATTCCATTCGCAGGGATTGATCGCGCCGCAGGGCTTTTGGCGGCCTCGTTGAGCGCCAGTTCACTCAGGCCCGAGGCGGCGATGATCGCGTTGCTGATGATGGCGATGGCGGCCGCCGACTTCTCATCCTTGAGCCGGTCATACTGCTCTGGCTCAATCTTCGGGCGGATAAGCCCAGCGCAGAACATCTGCGCCTCGAGGCGCTCCTTGTCGAGCGACTCCTTGCCGAAGCGGTCGGTCACGGTCGCCGCGCGCACCATGTCGTCGACCTGGCGCTTGCTGAAGGTGCGGATCGTGACGGTGCCATGCCAGGCTGGTACGTAGACGTCGCGCTCCTCGATGTCCTGGCACGACCAGATATCCTCGGCCGTCAGATAGCGCGGCGGCTCGGTCTGAAACGACACCCTAGCCGGCCTCGGGCTGATCCTCGTCGTCGGGCTCCGCGGGTGCTTCCGGCGGCAGAGGTTCTGGTTCGGGCAGCGGCTCGGGCTCGGGATCGGGCTGCGGCGGCGCCGGCGGCTCGGGTTGTTGTCGCATGAGCATTCTCCTACGCATTGGTGACCGTGCCGACGACGGCGAGCTCGCTCCTCCACTTGGCCGTGTCGTCGCCTGGCGTATCCACGCGATACGTCGCGACGTAGGCCGAGCCGGTAAACGCTCTGGTGCCGCCGCCGGAACCGGCGGGTCTGAAGGTAAACGTTGAGGTGGTCGGCGTCGTGGCCAGCATGAGCGGGGCCATGATTGCGTCGAGCGCTGGGTCGTAGCCGCCCTCGAGCGACACGGTGCCCGCATACGGCCCGACGACCTTGCTGACGGCGGAGCCGCCGATGGGCTTGATGTCCTTGATGTCGCGCGTCAGGTCCAGTGAGACCGAGGTCGTGTACTGGCTGATGTCGGATGCGCCGACCAGGAAGGTTGCGATATTGCCAGAGTTGAAAGCCATCTACTTCGACCCCCTACTGCACAGCAGGTTGAAACGCGACTCGGTAGTAACCGCCGAGATAGACGATAGGCACGCCCTGAGTGGAGTCCTTACGCTGGTGTGGCTGCTCGCGATAGCAGGAGGTGATGCGCGTGTCGCGGACGATCGTCCCGCGGTCTGGCACCACGGTGCTGAGCAGATAGTCGATCTGATCGGCGATGGGCTCAATGCCATTGAAGCTGGAGCCCGAGCCGATCGCGCGCACCAGGTACAGCGCCGAGGTCAGGCGCGCGCGCAGCGTCAGCAGCCGGTCGGCGCCGCCTAGAAACGCGAAGATCACCATTGGCGTCGGCGTACCCTGCGGCGCCTCATCGGCGTAAATGCGGCCCTTGGTGCCCGTCGCGATCGTCAGATCGGCAGAGAGCACCGCATACATCCACTCGTCGACGCGCGACAGGTCGGCCGTCATGCATCGGCTGCCACGTTGCTCATCGTGTTGATAAAGAGCTGCCGCGTGGATTCGACGGCCGGCCGCAGCATCGGCTGCGGGCCCATGAAGACGGTGCCCTCCTCGACGTAGATGCTGTAGTTCACCGCTGAGGACACGATGCACTCGGGCAGGGCGAACTGACCCGTATTCGCGCGGAGCTGGCCGACGGTCGGATCGAACAGGGCCGCCTGGACCTCGGGCAGGATGCGCGCGAGCGGGTTGAGACTCTGCGCCGCGGCCGAGCACTGCGGATAGTCGCTTTCCGAGCCCGGCCCGCTGACATACCAGGACGCTTTCAGCGCGCCGGTGCGCACCGGCGTAAGCGCCGAGGCGAACTGGCGGCAATAGTGCCCAGCGTCGCGCACGTTGTCGGTCGACTTCGTCTGCAGGCTGCCCTGCAGGCGCGCCAGCCGGTCAATGCGCAGCGTGCTCTTGAAAAACGCCACTCAGGCCGACCCCAGGGAGATCACGCGCGCCGTGATGCTGGTGCCCGAGGACCAGTCCACATCCACGTTGCCCGCTCCGTCGTTGAACAGCGCTTTATCGAATGGCCCGCACACCTTGGTGGTGGCGTTGACCACGAGCACGACCAGGTCGGCGATGGCGTACTGCACCGAGCCGACCGAATACACGCCGTTGGTGGTGAAGGTGACGTTGATGTTGCTGGCCGCGCCGTTGGTAATTTCGATCATCTCGCGGCCGGTGTTAGTGAAACTGTTGCCGTTGGCCTGGTCGACGGCGACAGCCGCGGCCAGAGTCGTGCCGCCAGCAGCGGTGGTGGTGACGGCTAGTTGAGTTCGAGCCATTGGGGTACGTCTACTCCTCTACGTGCATGGGCTGGCCGCAAGTCGGGCAAGCCACCGTATTGACGAACCGGCCGCAATGCGGGCAGGGCATGTCGGCGACGTCGGGCTGCATGGTGTACGGCTCGCCGCAATGCCGACACGTCCGCTCGCCCTCAGGTGTACTTTCGCTTTCGGTCATAGGATCTCCACGCAGGTGAACTGGGCATAGATACCGATGCTGGGCGTGCCGCCGCCCGAGACTTCGTAGCTGCGTCCGGCGGCGATCAGCCGATCCGTCGGCAGGATGTCGGAGCCCGCGGGAAACAGGAACGTCCAGTACTGGAAGGACTGAATGAAGGCCTGAAAACCGGACTCACGCTCGCGCGGGATCAGCGTCGCTGGCCGATACGAGCACGCCAGCGTGGCCACCTTCAGGTAAGTGTCGATCTGGCCGCCCGCGTCGTCGGGCACGGTGAACTTGCGCATGACGTCAGCCTGCGCGCTCATCACCGTCGCGATGGCGGTCTTCAGCCCGGCGACGCCGCGGATGCCGCTCATAGGACGCTCACGCCGCGGTAGTACTCCAGAATGCGCATGCCCGAGGCGCCCAGCGCGTCGTCGGCTGCACTGACGCTGAGCTCCTGGCCGATGGCGTACTGCTTGACGCCCGCCTGGTTCAGGTCGGTCAGCGTCGTGGCGATCCACTCGGCGACTTGCAAGGTCAGCTCGGTGACGTCCTGCGGCACCGCGGCCAGCGCGCACCAGCCGAAGGTGCCGGTGATGCTGATGGACTCCTCCCACAGGGGAAAGAGGTAGCGACCGACGGCGGCGTTGCGGTTCAGATAGCGGTACGGCTGGCCACGCGCGGGCGCATTGCGCGGGCCGAGCCAGTAATCGCTCGGCGAGCTCCAGACGCGCTCATACGTGCCGTCGCCGTTCTCGTCGGTGGCGACCTGGCTGACGCTCAGCACGTCGTCGATTTCGATGCGCTGGGGCGAGCCCCACGGCCGCTCAAGCGTGTCGATATTCCAGGCCGCGCTGGCCAGCGAGCGGTCGAGGGCGTTGTAGTAGCGCGTTTCCGAGACCGTGTAGAAGCGGTGGCCGGTTTGCTGATCGACCCAGCGCGAGGCCGACTCGAGCATGTCCAGGAGTTGACCTTCGCGCGAATCGTTTTCGCCAATGGCGAGGCGCTCTTTGAGGTCGTCGACCACGGCGTACACGTTCGGCATGGGCTACACGCCTTTGCTAAGCACCACATGCGGCCCGAGGTGACCTTCGCGCTGCGCGGTGAGCTCGGGATTCCAGCACGAGCCGCAGGCGTTGCAATGCCAGCAGCCGGCCTTGGCGGGATTGCTGTCGTCGTGCTCGGTCAATGGCTGGCCGCACAGCGGGCAGGCCTGGCTGGGCTGTTTTCCCGGCTGCGTCATGCCGCCTCGGCCTTGGGCCAGCCAGCCGGTCGCGGCGTATCGGCGCGCACGTCCGACAGATCCGGCTGCCAGCAGGAGCCGCACGTATCGCAGTGCCAGCAGCCAACTTTGATCGGATTTTCGGGACCGTGCTCGGCCATATCCTTCTGGCCGCAGTTCGGGCAGGTGGCACCCTTCGACTTCTCTTCGGCGGCCGGCGCCGCCTCTGGCGCCTCGGCCGCGGCCGCGGCGGCGCGCTCAGGCCTTGCTGCAGGCATCCTGAATCTCCCTCATGTTGGCTACGCTCAGCGGCACCGTTCGGCCGTCGTGCACCAGGCGCGTCTGGCGATCGAGCCAGACCGTGAAGCCGGCGCGGCGGGCGAGCTCGCAAAAACCCCAGTCCTCACTCAGGTACAGCAGTCCGTCGACCTGGTCGTCGGGCACCCAGAACTCCTGAAACAGC